AGTAAGTTCGTCGATCCAATTTTCTGCAACATCGTTTGGTACATCTTCTACAACAGGTACTTCATAAGATTCAAATGCTTGTTTATAGAATGATTCTTTTTGTAGGCCGGACACAGTCTTTTTAATTGTTTCAAGTCTTTCAGCAACAGCACCCATATATCCTGCTAGACCTTCTGCCATTACGCTTGAGCGATTCATATAAGTTTTAAATTTGCGTAAATTAGCTAGTTCTTCTGACAGTCCTGTAATATGTTTACCGAAATCATCATATGGCTTTCCGCCTTCTGCAACGTGTCTTGCCATTGCTCTTGCACCGTTTAGATGTTTATAAGGATATTTAAATCTTTCACCGTCTGTGTTTTCTACGTAGATAGCACCAATTTTTCTTGTTCTACCTGTTGATTGTTCTTGGTTTACACTTTCAGTATGCTTAATAGTTAGTCTTGCATTACCAATATCTTGGTAGCTGACTTTACTTGTACCGTACATTGTTGACTCGCTCATTGTTTGTTCTCCGCCTCGTTGTTGCGCTAGGAATTTATAATCTCTCTTGTCTAAGTTTGATTTAGTAATATCTCTAGTATCAAACTGTAGTAATCTTTTCTTAGCAAACACACGTAATTCTTTCAAAAAGTTATACCAGTTTTGCCTAGTAATTGTATCTTCGTTTTCTACAAAACTGTTGCTATACATAACAGCAAGTTTATCTTCACTGATAGAAATACTTACTTTACCGATATTTCTATCTCCTTCTTTGTAATCAAAATCAAAAAAGCGAGCTACAATTGGATCATTAGTAACTTTTCCTGCTTCGTCGCCGATAGTAACGCTAGGGAACCTTCCGCGAATTTTATTAAATAGATCTTCTGCTATGTTGTCAAGACTCTTCATAAAAGTATTTATCAATAATTGCTACTAATGAAGATTGGCATTGGTGGTTCATAATCTTCATCGTGCTCTGCTTGGTTGAAAGAATCATATATTCTAGGATCCCAGTCTTTTAGTACAGCCATCATACGTATTGCTAATAGGGTTGCACTTACTAGATCATCTGTCATTCCAACCTTTGCTTGGAAGCTAGACCCTGTTGCTACATATCCTTTTAGTTCTGATATGAATGGTTTAGAATGCAAAGTCATCTTATCGTTTTCGATCATAGTTTTTAGCCTACTGCAAGCAGTTACTTTTGTACTATGTGTAGTATTAAAGCCTTTGCGGAATTTACGAACGTGTCCTTTTCGGATTGGCTCACTGACGAATAAACCCGGAATATTCTCTTCTCCAAAGTCATTTATAACGATTAGGGCAGCCTCGCCCAATCCATTGTTCTCCACGCTCCAGTAAATTCCCTGCGGGTTTTTAGTACATTCTTCTATATATCTACATATATCAGCCAATACTCTAATTTGTCCAGGTATAGCTGTGTTGTTATGTTGCCACTCTGCAACTTGTTCGTATGTTGGTAGTTCAAAAACTTGTATAGCAGCGTTATCTCCACCAGTGCCCATACTAGGATCAAGTGCCACTGCATATGTATATGTTGGATTAGGCTTTTTATACCACCGTGTTTGACCCATATTAAGAATAGGATTGCCGCCTTCCATTACTGCTAATTTAATACTGTTAATTAATGTTTCGTCAAATACTAAGAATTCACAGCCGTACTCTCGACGGAATTTTTCTTCTCCAATACGGCCGATTTCTGTTGTTTTCCAATCTTCGTCACGATCAGGATGTTCGCTCCAGTGCGCCATAAACGAACGGAAGCCATTAATTCCTAGTTCACTTTCATTACCGTGCTCGTCGAAGCGTTGTTCTGCTTGCTTCCATATAGTAGCAAAAGTATCTTCGTCTGAGTTAGGTGTGCTTGTAAGAATAGCACGACCACCTGTTGCTAATGTAGGTGATATCGAAGTCCAAAACTCTTCCGCAATGTTAGGCATAACAAAAGCAAACTCGTCACAGTATAGTAGCGAGATAGACATACCACGTCCTGTGTTGCCCGTTGTTGTTTGTGATACAATACGTGATCCATTCTCAAACTCAATACTGCCTTTATTGTAACTTGTAACACCTGCTCTGATATAATCAGGACACATTTCATATACATAACGTATACGTTGCATAATTTCCTGGGCACCTGTGTATTTGTGTGCAGCAATAAGAATAGTTTGGTCTGGATTAAACATCGCATACCAAGCAAGATAGATAGCAGCACAAGTAGTTTTACCTGTCTGTCGAGGCATCATATTAATATTAAAGCGATAGTTATGATAAGTATCCATTAATCCTAACTGGTAATTGTAAGGTTCAAACAAAAGTTTGCCTTGTACAGGATGTTGGATATACGCAAAGTTTTCTGCAAAATATAGATAGCCTGTATTAGGATCCATACACTTTGCAATATCAGCAATCTGATCTTCTGTAAATGTTTCTTGTTTATTCGCCTTTTTAATTAAGACGCCGTCTAATGATGCTGCCATATTAATATTTAGTGAAAAAAATAGGCACCGAAGTGCCTATTGAAGTTTATGTTGCTATATTATTATTATTTTTTCTTCTTTTTCATTGAACCACAAGAAGCTTCATCAGTCTTCTCGTCGTCCTCATCTTTACTTGCGTGTACTGCTTTGCGCTGTGCATCACTTGAATACTTTTCTTCTAATGCTTGTAGTAATTGTTCTTTGATAGACTTTGTTAATTCCTCAGCTTCAACAGCCATTGGATTGTCGCCATCTTGTGTAGCTTTGTATGCTTTCTTTTCTCTATTGATACCACCTGACAAATCTTTAGTCATTGTCTTAGTATCACTGTATTCTTCTTCTGGACTGTTATCCCAATCTTCTTCAACATCATCGTCCATCATTTCTGGACCATCTGTTGAGATTTTCATCATCTTTTTCATATCGCCCATTTCTGCATCACGTGGGTCTGGTCCAGGCATTGCCATCGGTGGCGGTGGCATTTTAACTGGGGCATCTTGTGGAGCTGCTGCTCCGCCCATTAATTTAATTAGGTCTTCAACAGCGTCACCACGTGCATTAAGTGTAACATTCATTGACACTTTGTCTTCTGGTTCGCTTGGCATACTCATATCGCTTCCGCAGCCGCCTTCTTCAATTCCAGTTTCTGTCATTCCACATTCTTCAACTGATTGAATTGACTCTAAAATAGTTTTCATATCATTTATGTTTCCTGCACCTGCTGATGGTTTGTTGCCAGCTGCCGCAGCATCCATATTTTCTAAGATTTTTTTCATATCCATTGTATTAGCCTCCTACGACCGATTTGCTGTTTTCTGATTCACCAATATCTTTAGACTCGCCTGGCGGAGTGCCTGCAATTGGATCGACTTCTCTTTCCTTACGAGCAACTTCTAATTCTTTAAGTAAGTCCATAACTCTATTACCTGCTACATCAGCTTGAGCACTTTCGCCGCCCATATCTTCTGTATTAAGTTTAGCTTCGTATGGTTCGTTTGATCTTTCTTCTTGATAATCTTCTTGTGGAGCAAGTGGGTCACGTACAATAATATTGCTTTGCGGGATATTGCAACATTTTCCTAGGTACTCTTGTAATACTTGCACTGTAGTCGGGTATGTAACTTCTGCTTCAAAATAAGTTACATCAATATTATCTAATTGTGGAAAGTCTAATGGACGTTTCGAAATAGGTACTCTTTTACCGTCTGTTATTTTAACTAAACCGTATTTTCCGAGTGCGTTTTCTAGTCCTGACTTGCATTCACTAGCATAGTCACCTGCTACACCAATTTTAAAATCATAAGTCTTTTTAGACTCTGTTAAATATTCTGAAAAACTTTTCATAATCATTATTCCCGCTTTGTATTATTTATCCATATTCTTTAGTTTCTCTAATAAACTATTACGGTCTGTAACTACGTATCCTTCACCTGATACAATATTTCCTTCACCGGAAGACCCGTCTCTATCCATTTTTTCTTTTTTAAGTTGCAATTCAATCATTTTTAATTTCTTATCCATTTTTGCAACTTTAGCATCTAATGATGTTTTTAGCATACCCCCTGCTACTTCAAAAACACGACCGCTATAGCGGCTTTCAACATTCATACCAAGATCCATTAAATCTTCATATGCGTTCATTGCTTTATCTGCAACTTCATTTAATTCTTTATCGGCCATTTCGCCCAAGCCTTTAACGCTAGGTAAAGCAGCCGCAATTTTATCTAGTTCTTGAATATCGCGTTGAGTTTCTTCTGCTTCAATAATAGCAGTATCTTTTTTTGTTTTTTTATCTTCTGCTTTTGCGTCATCTACAATTTCTTTCGAATCTGGCAAGTTTAGAAGTTCTTCTAATTTTTTAGTCATTGTTTATACCATTAAATGCTACTATTATTTAGCGTCTTTTGCCTCCTTGATGAAAAATATCATTTTCAGTAATTATTCTAAATATGATACCTTTTTGTTTACAAAATGCATATGCTGCTGCCCACTTTGCTTGATTTACAATATAACTTGCTTGATTTACTCTTGATTTACCGACTTTTTCTCTAATTGTTTGATTTGCTGGTTTTACTTCTATAAGTTCGACCCTTTTACCCTTCGACTTATCAGTATATGAAATAAAAAAATCTGGAACATAAATTGTGTGCTTGCCAGTTAATGGATTCTTATAAGGAATACGAATACTTTCACTTGCCCATTTTTCTACACTAGGATGTTCATCACAAAATTTCATAAAGTGGAATTCCCAACTACTTCTGTAAGTTGGAGTGCGTGTTCCTATGTATTTTTCAGGAAACTTAGGTGTAAACTTTCCTTGGGCAAACCTAGCCATCTTACGCTACTATATTTCTTTTTTCAATCTTATCAGCTGACTCGGTTCGTTTAAATCCTAATGTACTTGTTTTTGGCCTATTATAGTTTAATACTTCTGTAACAATTGAACTTAATTGAATTTCATTTAATCCTGTTAATGTATCTAGTAGCTGAAATATTTTTACATTATCGATCTTTGCCTGCTGAAGTAATGTAGTTGCAACACTAATTGCTGATGTTTTATCAAAGCCTCTTTTTGTAAAAAAGGTTACAACAGCATCAACTTGATTAGATGGAAAACTTAATTCTTTTGAAAAGTAGTTATCAAAGAATTTAGTTACTCCTTTGTCGCTATAATTATCTGGGGCTTCTTTTGGTAAACTTGACATTTTAATTCCTTATTAATCGAATGTGGTTTTTGCTGCATCTGACAATGCATCAAAACTTACTCTTGCTCCGTTTATTCCGCCAGTCCCTCCGTTGGCTTGATATTGTTTTTGAAAGTTTTGAAATCTTAAATCATCAATTGTTTGCGGACTTGTATCTCCGGTGCTGCTTGATGTTGATGTATTTGAATTTCTAACAACAGAAGTTAGTCCTGCTACCGCTGCTGTAGCAACAAGTAATGTTCCTGCATCTCCGCCCCTTCCTTGACTTTTTGGAAAGAATGTTTGAGAAACACCTGATACGTCAATTCCTGCTGCGCCGCCAATTACATCAGTAAGTAATCTAAATCCGCCTTCTCTAAGGCCATCGGTTCCGTTGTCTCTAACACTACGGAACAAATTAACTGCTGCAATTCCTGCTTCTAGCGGATTACTAAAATTCTTACCTTGTGTGATATATTCGTATAAGTCTAAACCTGTTCCAAAAATACCATCTATTCCTAGTTGTCCGCCACCTAATGGTGTAATAGGACTTGGTGTTCTATCATAATGATCGGATTTACCAAATCCAGCTGGATCTCCGTTTTCACCTGCATCTACGTGACCCCTGTCATAGAACACAGTATCATATTGGATAGTCATTCTATTTTCTAAAGGATTACTATCTGAATTGTTTACATTATCGTGTTCCCAACCAGTAACAATCGGGTTTACTAGGGTATACTTTGTATAGCTCTTACGAGCCATTTGTGCAATTTCTATTCTATCAAAAAATGGAACATTTGGTATATTATTGTCCATACCAAATTTAAATGTATTTGTTCCTGGGCCGTCATAGAGTGTATCGCCAGTACGTCTATTACCATATGCACCGTCGTTTAGAGAATGATTTATGTCTGCAAAATAATATCTATTATACGCCTCCATAAGTGCTGTAGTAGCACCATAATTGTCATCGTGGAATGTAATATTGATTGGAGAATAGTCTAGTCTTGACTGAACATTCTTTTTTCTGTTATATTTGTTTTTTACTTCAACTTGTGCAGTAAACTTAGGTAAGTCTGCTTGTTTTACAAGCATTCCAATTTCGTGTTTATACTGATCAACTTCAGGTATAATTGCCTTTGCTTGTTCAGTAAGATAAAATGTTACGTGATAAAGGAAAGAAACCTTAGGTGCGTGTTTCTGTGTATCTGTAACATATAGTCGAGAGGCGTGTTGCCAATCAGCCATATTGCCTTTTGGACTTAATATACCATTTGCTACGTTATCTAAAAAACCTGTGAACTTTGCCATACTAATATTTATCTTTAGAAATTAAGTGAGTATATAATAAAAAAGGGAGCTCAGTGGCTCCCTTTTTAACGAATGGCTTAAAGAGTTGTATTAAACGCCGCCACCAGTAACTAGCGTATTTGTTGTACGTCCAACTGCTGTACCAATACCAGTACCTTCTGGTGTTTGGATAGCATTATCGTAACGTATAGCAAGTGTTACTGTTACAGGCTCGTTTGCACTGTATGCAAGTTGATTGTATGCTGCGTTTTGTACGAAACAACCGTATAGTTCGAATGTTTCTAATATGTTTGGTGTGTTAGCACCGTTACCACCATCTAGGATCTCAATACGTGTTGTGAATTTGTAATCTTGTCCTGATGCTGCGCTTGACTGTTCGTAGAAGTCGAACTGCTTCTGTAGCTGTTCGCCGACTAATTTCTGAACGTTGTTGTTTACGTCTTCTCTTAAGTTAAGAGTAATTGCTTCCCAAGCGTGTTTACCAGCTAGGTAAGCACGTGAGTTATAAACATCTATTGTCATTTCTTCAAAACTTACTGTTGGACGAGTTACGTCAACAACTTGTTTTGTCAATTCTGTTGTTGGTGTTGATACACCAAAGTTCTCTAGTGTTACACGGAAACGGTACTGTAGCTTTGGCATTAACAAGCCTTGGCTTGCAGCTGAGTCACCTGTCGCTAGTGGAACTGTAATTTTTGATAGTGTTGAAATTGCCATTCTATGTTCTCCTGTTACAAGTATTTAGCAAATTTAGACCCCATATTTCAGGGGCCTAATTTAATGCCTTATAACCCTGCTATTTCTCCAGTGTTTTTAAGTCTTAGTGGAATGTAAATAAACTCAACTGCTTTAACAGGTTCAATAGCAATGTCTAAGTATAGTTCATTTCTATCAACTCTGCTTGGAGTATTGTTTGATTCATCACATACTACTAAGAAGTCGTATAATGCTCTTTGACCTACAAGCTCGAGCATTAAGCTCTCTGCTGCTTGTTTGATCTCATCGCGTGTAATCTTATCATTTGGTTCAAAGATGTAAGGCTTAGCAAGTTGATTCAACTGGCTGCGTAGGTAAATTACCAAACGTGCTACGTTGATTCTGTCTAATGCGCTTGAACCTCTTGCACGAGTCTTTTGACCGTAGTTTACAAGTCCTGCACCACTAATGAATGTAATTGGGTTAATTGCTTGTGCGTATAATGTATCACGTTGACCTTCGTTCAACGCTACTGTTACAAATTCGCCTTCTGCATCTACAAACCCTGTTGCTGTTGCATTAGTAATACCACCACGTCTTGTGCCTGCTGGTGCAAACCAAGGATAGCTAACTTGATCACTTAGTGCAACTGTGCGTAGCATCATATGACTTGGCGGAACAACTACGTTATTTCCTGCATTGTCACTTGTGAAGCCCCAAGGATAAAAGATACCAAAGTACTCATCGCGGCTAGTTAAGCCATCGTCGTTGTCCTCTGGTGCTAGTGCCTGGTTTGTTGCCCAGTTGTTTAGTGATGTTGCATCTGATTTTAATCTAGCTGGTGTATCACCAATAACAAATGCACTTAGGCCTCTGTCATAGTTTAGTGTAATCATTTCACCAATTAGCTCTGGATATCCTGGAGTTGCCATCAAGTTAAAGATTCTTGATTCGTCGTCTCTAATATCATCGTTGCTGTTTAACATAGCTTGTAACGCTTGTACAACTACCTTACGCTGTGCCATACGTCCGAAGCTACCTGAACCATCACCTTGGTTACCTGACTCTGTTACCCATCTATGTGGATAGTAAGAACCCATTGCTTCGTCATTTAAACGTTCGTTGTCACTGTTAATATCAATGTAGTTGCGTACAAACTTCTTAACATTAAAGCCAGAACGTCTTAAATTCCAAAGCAGCATACCTTTTGGATATAGTGCTGGATCTGGTGCATCTGGATCTAAGTAATTTGAAGTTAGTAATACATCAATATCACCTGCTGTACCACTGTTTGCACCTGCTGTGTTGTAACGTGCATCTGCAAATAGTACACCATTTTCACTTGTTTGATCTGCTTTATCTAGTAGAATCCAACGATTTGCAATTGGTGTGTTTTGTAGGTCTGCATTGTAGCGATAAATTAATGGATAATTTTCTAAATCAGCTGTGCTAATCCATAAATCACCATTTACAAGAGCTGTACCGTCACTTTGTAGTAATGGTGTGCTTGCACTTACAATCGGACCGTTAGGATCACAATCAGCATATTCTGCACTGTAGTTATGATAACCAACCCAAGTGTCACCATTATGAATCATAATGTCAACTTCGTCAACAATTGAATTATACCATAATGCACCATCAGTTGTTAGTGCTGTAACTTCATCATCAGATGCAGTATAAAATGCTACTTCTGTACCTGAAGCGTTAATTGTTGCCTTCCATAATGTACCACGAAGTTGTAGTGGAGCAGTGTCGCCATCTGTTCCTGGCTCGTAGTATAGGTTTGGTGTTCCGTTGTTTACATTTGCAAAATGTGCAAAGCCTGCATTACCTAACACTGGTGTTGAACCGTCGTCAGTTAATTTAACATCTCCGCCTTTTGCGTGTGTAATTACAATTTTGTTTCCTGTAGTAACTTCTGCATTAACGTGGGCTACACCTGCATTTGTAATAGCTTCTGCAATTACATCTGCATCAGTTGCTGCACCTGTTGTTGTAAATTCAATAACAGCAATAGTGCTTAGTGCATTAGAGTTAGGTGCTGTTGCTTGGATACCTAAGTTATATGTATCTGCTGTAATACCATTTGATCCAATAGCTGCTCCAATAATTGTTGTTGGTGCAACTGCATTACGTCTGAATACTTTAAAAGTTGCTAGTTTTTGTGAATCGCCTGCTACATTAGATTGTACATAAACATCACCAGCTGCAATATTTGCGCCGCCGCCTAATTTATCTAACCAGTATAATGCTTCTTCGTTTGACGAATAAATTGGAGCGGCTACTGCGTCCCAAATTTTAGTAGCATCGTTAAATACTTTCATTCTCCAACGTGCGCCATTTCCAGGCTCAGTTGTTTTAATCCATACAGACCCTGTTGGACGTGGATAAGAATCACTTGCTTTAAATGCAGGAACTCTAGTATGCTTGTCAATATGTAGTTCTGGTGGATAGTAAGTACCTGATGCAATACCAAGTTCGCCTAGTAATGTTGAATCACCGCTAATTTCTAGAGAACCTACTGCTGAAGAATCCTGTTCAGCACTGTCTGTACCATCGCTGTAAATTTCTAAACGTCCGTCTACTGCTGCTGCACTAATATTTCCTAATGGAAATAGTGAAACAATATTTGTTGCAACTTCGCCAATTGTATTAGAACTTGTTACTGTAACTGTTGTTCCGTTAATTGTAAATGTTGTAGATGACTGTGAAAAAGATGGGTTAGACTTGTTGCCACGTACTGTTGCCCAACTCTTTGTCCAAGCTTCTGATCCTACTAATACCCAAGTACCTGTAGCATTTCTATAGAACATTCTAGCAATAGTTGATCCAAATACAACTGCATAGTCGCCAATTGCACCGACAGTTGCTTTTGGCATTTTACCAGTTGTTCCGTTAACTACTGAACTTCCGTCTGTTAATTTTGTCGAATCTGTAATTACAATCGGTGTTTTACTTGTAAATGTTTGGCCGCCGGTTGTTGTAGCACCTGCGCCATTCCATTCTTGAATACCAAATTGTGATGTTTGTGTGTCTAGCCAATATGTGCCAGCTGCTGGAGTTGATGCCGGTGCATCTGAGCTAGGCTGAATTTCTGCTAAGTCAATATCTGCTCTAACAACCCACGCTCTGTTTGAAACACCTAAATATGAATATGCTGCTTGCAATCCATATTCGTTAAGCTCGCCAGCGTGAATTGGGTTATTGTTGTTATCTGTATAAAACAACGGATCACCAAACGTATCTGCTAGATCACGTTGTGATGTTAATAAGTATGGTTTACCAGCGTTTGCCTTGAGCGTACCTTGTGCTGTTCCTGTTCCACTAGCATTTAGCTTGTTGGACGCAGAAGCAACAAAGATCATCGGTGTTGTGCCAGGCTCTGCCGGAGTGTAGAAACTTTCGTCAATTACTTTGACTTCTACTCCTGGGGATGTTAATGCCATTATCGTTCTCCTGTTATTACGAATCGTAGTTTTGCTACTTGTATTTAGCAGCTTGTAATAAAAACGGTGCGTTAAACACCCTGAAAAAGGGGTCAAAAAGGTGAGCTAAATACAGTATGAGACCGTTATGTAAGTGCGGACAACGTCCTGCTGCTATAAACTATAAAAAAGGAAAAAGAACATACTATCGTAGGCTGTGTGAAACTTGTTTGCGAAATGGTGTAGGGCACGGAATACCGAAGTGGAAGCAACGTGGTTACGAAAAGCTAGATACTTGTGAGAAGTGCGGATACCATAGCAAACACGAAGAACAGTTTAATGTATTTCATATAGATGGCAATCTTGATAATTGCCGTCCTAGTAACTTAAAAACAATTTGTGCTAACTGTCAGCGTATTCTTCAAAAGAATGGAGTAACGTGGAAGCAGGGAGACTTAGTCCCTGATTTTTAAAAATAGTACGTATTAAGATTTCTACGTTTCTTTCTAATCTATCTAATGATGCATTATTGTCTAATGTATAATCACACATCCATTGTTCGATACTCATTGATGTACTATCTTCTGCAGGTAAATGATCGGAACGATCTACCCAAATAGCATAATCAAAAAGCTCTTCATTTTTCATTGCAAAAAATTCACGCCTATTACGTAGACCACAATAAATGTCGTGTTCTGCAAATAGATTACGTCCTAGTCTTGCCAGATCGTTGCTACAATAATTATGAATCATATCATACCATTCAGCACGATGATTATGTCTATCGGTATAACATTCATCCTCATTTTTATATCCGTACTTGTCTTTTAGATCATTGTAGATAAAGAGTTCAGAACAGAATTTAGACGATGATTGAAACTTATACCCATATACTTCTAACATTTCACAGACTGTATCTTTACCGTGTCTGCCGTGGCCAACAACTAATAACTTAGGTAACATAAAATATCCTTTACAATATACTCTATAGTATATAGAAGATTTATGTGTTTGTCAAGTATTTTTTACTGTTTTTGGCTTGTCGCCTTGCCCAGGCAGCATCAAAGCCGAGAAGGCTGTATTCAGCTCTCTCACAATTACCCCAAAGTCTTTTTATATATGACTCATATGTTGCCATAATATCTTTTTCTTGCCAAGATTCTGGGATAAGTTGTCCTTTGACCATCCAGTACAAACGATTTGCTTCTTTGTGTTGAAAATATGTCATACTGTATTTACAGTATGTTTAGATTATAGCGTTAACATTAACCGATAGTAAAGCCGTAGCCTACACCGCCTGCTACCTGTTGAATAACTTCTTGTTCAAGTTTTTCCATCTCTTGTTGAGCTTCTGCCTTTAATGCATCTCCATTAAGAGTTGACCCGCCTTGTGGTCCAGCAATAGTAGCAAACTTTGAACGTGCTTCGCCTAGCATATACTTACAACTAGCAAGTGTATAATCTTTAATCCACTGTACCACTAGATAGTCTGATAGTAATTCACTATCAGGACGATAGTTATAAACGTACAACATTAGGTTTTCTTCTGCTCGCGGGCGTTGAAGAATTGTAAGTTGCTTGCTTGTAGTATTCCATTTAAATTCTATAAACGAACCAAACATACGTCCTACTAATTCTTGATATTGGCTAAAGAAATCATATGTTGCTAAACCACCTAAATTACTACTTGCCATCATATAGGTATTTGTATATGCCATATTAAACGGCTCAAACAATGTCCCGCCATCGCCGCCGCCACTACGCGAGCCAATCGAACGTCTAAAGATTTGACGAACTTCTACCACTTCTTTTGGCAATGTGTAAGTATTTTGATCAAGTACTGTGGGCATAAACATATATGATTCTTCTACTGCATTATCGCTCCTTTGTCTGAAGCGAGATAATGCTTTTGCTAGAGCAGTTTCGTAATGAACTGGGTCTAACTCAACATCAATCATACCTCCACCGAGCATTGCGTTTACGTAATCAAATATTTCTTGTTTCTGTGTAGCTAATGACATATGAATTCCTCTGTAAAGTATTTATCGAATAAATATGTATATGCCAAGATTAAGTTTATACAAACCAGAAAAGGGTAAGGACTACACATTTTTAGATCGACAGATCACAGAAATGTTTACTATTGGTGGCACTGACATCAATGTTCACAAGTACCTAGGCCCAGAAAATCCAGATGAGGTAGATGCTACAGCTGATCGTCCTCGCTATGACGCTGTTAAAGAAACAAATATTCAAGATTTGTTATTTTTAGAAAACAGAGATAGAAAATACGATCCTAATATCTATACAATGCGTGGCATTTATAATGTGCAAGATGTAGACTTTAATCTTTCACAATTTGGTATGTTTTTAGATAACGACACGTTGTTTATGACTATTCCTATCAATAGTAGTGTAAAAACTCTTGGTAGAAAAATTATGAGCGGTGATGTCCTTGAACTTCCACACCAAAAAGACGAATACGCACTTAACGATTATAAATTAGCATTAAAACGCTTTTATGTTGTAGAAGATGTGAATCGTGCAAGCGAAGGATTTAGTCCTACGTGGTATCCTCATTTATATAGACTTAAACTAAAACAAATAGTTGACTCGCAAGAATTTAAAGAAATTCTTGATTTACCTGCTGACGCAGATAATGATAACGGTGATACTCTTAGAAATATGCTTTCTACTTACGAAAAAGAAATGCAAATTAATAATGCAGTGTTAGAACAAGCAGAAGTAGATGCTGGTAAAAGCGGATATGATATAGGACACTATTATACTCTCAATACAGATACTGAAGGCAATGTCGAAGTAGAAAAAGTAGGCGGAGAAACAGTTACCACTCATCCTCCTAAACCGGGGTATGACGGATACTTATTAGGAGATGACGGCGCACCAAATGGAGAATCATTTGGTCACGGAATTCAATTTCCAATTGGCGCTAATCCAGGAGACTACTTTTTACGTACAGACTTTTTACCAAAACGTATGTTTAGATATGACGGTACTAGGTGGGTCAAAGTACAAGACGCTGTGCGTATGACAATGACAAATAGTAATGATAGAATGACTCAGAAAACTTCGTTTATTAATAATACACAATTTACTTATAACGACAAAGTTATTAGTGATTTTAAAAATCTTTATGAAGGTGATACTTCATTCAGCACAGACATTAATTACCCTATTACAGGATTGTATCTTGTTCTTAAGTACAAAGTTGTTGAAGATGGTTTTGTAATAGCAGACTATCCAGATTTAATAACAGACAACGGTAATGGCAAGGCTGTTGTTAATTTACCTGTGGTCAACGGAGTACAATCCTCTGTCAAATATACAGGTCAATGGGAAGTAATAATTTATAACAACAGAGAAGCACAAAGACAGAGCCTCAGTACTGTGCTTAGACCTAAGGCAGACTTATAATGCAACATTTTTATGACGGACAAATAAGACGTTATCTTACACAGTTGATTAGGATGATGAGTGGCTTTAGTTACAAAGACGGTAAAGGCAATCTTACAACAATTCCTGTAATGTATGGAGATATTACAAGACAAGTAGGAAGTATTTTAAGAGATAATTCAGAAAATAAAATTCCAAGTGCTCCTAGAATGGGAATTTACGTTACTGGCCTTGAAATGGATAGAAGCAGAACTAGTGATTCTAGTTATGTAAGTAAAGCACACATTAGAGAAAGAGCGTTCGACGAAAATAATAATGAGTATCTAAACAAAGAAGGTAAAAACTATACAGTTGAAAGATTAATGCCTACACCATATACTTTATCAGTAAATGTTGACATTTGGACTACAAATACAGAACAAAAGTTACAAATTATGGAACAAGTTTTAATGTTGTTTAATCCAAGTTTAGAAATACAAACTACTGATAATTATCTTGACTGGACTAGTTTAAGTGTTGTTAACTTAGATAATATCTCGTGGAGTTCAAGAAGTATTCCTACAGGAACTGAATCAGAAATTGATGTAGGTTCATTAACTTTTACAACACCGATTTATATTAGTCCGCCCACTAAAGTAAAGCGTTTGGGCATTGTTACTGACGTTATTAGTAGAGTATTCCAAGGTAGTGAAATTGACGATATCGACGATGCAGCTGAAATTAGTACAAAGATTTATATCGACGAAAATGGCGACTTACAAAGAGGAAAAACAGAAGCATACTGGGAAAATACTCAAACTAGGCTTACTGTTGCGCCAACTAGTTACCAAAACACAGGACTACTTGTTCTTAACACTACAATTAAATTAATCGACAAAGGCAATGTAGGCGGCAAATCTTGGCCAGAGTTTTTGCTTGCATTTCCTCAAAAATTCCAAGACGGAATTACACAAGTTAGACTAACCAGAGCAGATATGCCCTTTGATGTCATAGGAGCATTAGCAATTAATCCGTTGGATGAAACAGAAGCAACAGTCATTTGGGACGAAGATACAATTCCTACAGACACTTCAATATCAAGCGAAGCTGGGACAAGGAATAAAATTGACTATATCATAGATCCTCTAAAAACTAATCCGAATGATCTTCAATTGTCTGGTAATCCAAGAATACTTATTTTAGGTGATATAGGAAATTCTGCAAATAAAGATGGTGCAGATGCTTGGAAGAATCTAGACAATAGTGATTTTGTAGCAAACGCTAATGACATAATTGAATGGGATGGATCAAAGTGGACTATTGTATTTGACGCAGACGTTGACCTAAGTGTTTATGGAACTGTTTATACTACAAATTTAACCACTGGTGTACAATATAAATTTGATGGTAATGATTGGTTGCTTTCTTTCGAAGGCGAGTATCCAAACGGCACCTGGCGTTTAAATTTCTAATATAATTACTAGTATGAGCAAGCAAATTATTTGTAGTGGAGCACTACTATATTCTCTCGATACTAAACGTTTTTTGTTTTTACATAGAGTTAACGGCAAAAACAAAAAAGTTTGGGGGCTTGTTGGCGGCACTAACGAAGGAGAAGAAACTCCTTGGGAAGGCTTAAAACGTGAAATATTTGAAGAGATAGGAACAATAAAAATTAAAAAAACTATTCCGTTAGAAACATTTGTATCTAACGACACTAAGTTTCATTTTCATACGTATTTGTGTGTAGTAAACAATGAATTTTTGCCTGCACTTAATAACGAACACGACGGTTATGCTTGGGTTAGTTTCGGGCATTGGCCCAAGCCGTTACATTTTGGTTTGCAAAACACTCTTACAAAAAAGGTCAATCTTTCTAAATTAAAAACTGTATTTGAAGTAATAGATTTACTTGACTAATCCGGTAAAAGATTGTATAGTAGTAATATGAAAGTTCTTATAATCGGTGACATAATAATTGACAGATATATCTACGGAACAAGCACACGTTTGAGTCCGGAGGCTCCTGTACCTGTAGTTACACAAGAACACATTATAGAAACACAGGGTGGTGCAGGATTAGTTTACAAAAACTTAGAAAGTCTAGGTGTTGATGTAGACCTATTTGATTATGACTATCCTAAAAGTATTAAAACAAGAGTACTATGCGATGGACATTATATTACACGTATAGACGACGATGTTATTGCAAACAGTGAACTTGTATTAGAGAATATCCTAAAGAAAGATTTTAGCGAATACACATATGTTATACTAAGTGATTACAACAAAGGTGTGCTAGACAAGTCATTAGAAATTATAAAATATCTAAACACATTTGGCTGTAAGGTAATTGTAGATCCTAAAAAACACGCAGATCAATACGAAGGTGCGTGGCTTGTAAAACCTAACCACAAAGAGTTCAAGGACTTTGAATTTACAAATTGGAAGGGTAATTTTATCGTAACTAATGCAGGCGATAATGTTGTTGGAAATATAGACGATATTATGTATAACGTGCCTGTAGAACGTATTGAAGTATCAGATGTTACAGGTGCAGGTGATTGCTTCTTAGCAACATTTGTTTATGCACTTACTAAAAAATATGATTACGAAAGCGCAATTACACTTGCAGTACAAGGATCAACTGAAAGTGTTAAGCACGTAGGCACATACATTTTAACAGAAAACGATCTAAAGAAAAAGGTCGTATTTACAAATGGATGCTTTGATATATTACATAAAGGACATCTTACCTTGCTAAAAGAAGCTCGTATGCAAGGTGATAAGTTAATTGTAGGTCTTAACAGCGATGACAGCGTAAAGCGTTTAAAAGGCGCTCTAAGACCGTTTAACGACGTGGAAACACGTATGGAACAACTATTATTAATACCGTATGTAGACGAAGTTATTGTATTTGACAACGATACTCCATACGAGCTTATCAAAGAATTGCAACCGGATCTAATTGTTAAAGGTGGTGATTATACCGTAGAAGAAATTGTTGGACACGATCTAGCACCTGTACACATTGTACCTACAGTCAATGGTTACAGTACAACTAAAATATTAGAGGCACAGGAATGAAAATTTTAATTACAGGACACAAAGGTTTTATTGGTCAAAACCTAACTTTTTATTTACAACCAGATCACGAACTATTTGGATATGAATGGCAGGAAGAACACTTACCCGAAGTTGAAGGGTTTGATTGGGTTATACACGTTGGTGCAATATCAAGCACAGTAGAACAAGATGTAGATAAAGTAATGCTACAGAATTACGAATTTAGTAAATGGCTCTATAACCAATGCAACTCAAAAGGAGTTAATTTTCAATATGCTTCTAGTGCAAGTGTTTACGGACCGTATGAAAAATTTGGAGAAGATGATCCAAAGTCTCCACAATCACCGTATGCGTGGAGTAAGTATTTGTTCGACAGATGGGTGTGGCAACAAGAGCATAAAGTTTGTGTTCAAGGCTTTCGTTATTTTAATGTATACGGGCCGCTAGAAGATCACAAAGGTAATCAAGCAAGTCCTATAACAAAATTTATTAAACAAGCAAAAGAAAATAACACTATTGCACTATTTGAAAACAGCGACCAATACGAACGAGATTTTGTATTTGTAGGCGATGTTTGCGAAGCACATAAGCAGTTGTTAGAAAATAAAAAACCGGGCCTTTTTAATATTGGTACAGGAAAAGCTGAGAGCTTTCAAAAAATAGCAGATCTAGTTGCAAAAACATACAATGCAACTATAGAGTATATTCCAATGCCCGATTACTTACAATCACAGTATCAGGAATATACGTGTGCAAACATAGATAAATTAAGTAAAGTTACAGATATTAACTTTGCAACAGTAGAGGAATATATTAATGGAACAGCAACCAACTAGAAAAAGTGGCGTCGACCAAAAAGGTTGGGGTTACGAAATGATTTGGGCCACAAATGAAAAGTATTGTGGTAAAATTATGGTATTCAACAGAGAAATGGGACAGACCAGTATGCATTTTCATAGAGAAAAAGACGAGACTTGGTTTGTTAATAGTGGCAAGTTTAAAGTAAAATGGATCGACACTAAAGATTCTAAACTTTATGAGCAAGAGCTAATAGAAGGTTCTACTTGGCATAATCCACCATTACAGCCGCATCAATTAATTTGCTTATCTAAAGAAGGTAGTGTTACTGAAGTAAGTACACCTGACAGTGTAGAAGACAATTACCGTATCGGTCCAGGTGACAGTCAAAAGTTGAGTGACAAACAAGATGACAGTAAGTAGTTTTTTTGCAGTTCCAATTTTAGACTACCGTATTCCTGCTGATTTAGCAGATGAATTAGAAACACGTATTGTCCCAGAGTTAGACAAGTTAGAAAACAACGGAGATGATTATGATTACCGTCGTTCAGATTTCTGGGAAACTAAAATCCTGTATCACGAAATTGCTCCTGAGCTAACCGACGAATGGGCTAAATGTATTGCTGAATATAAAGAAGCAACCAGTATACAAACTGGCGAAGGACTGCACTACTGGACCCAAGACTACAAAGACGATGAAGGCCACGATATGCACGGCCACGGCATTGATGGTATTAGTGGCGTTTACTGGCTACGTGCTAACGAAAATGCAGGCTACATTAGATTTTATAATCCGAATACTATTGCAGAATATGTACAACATCACGATGGCTCTAAACCCTTCTTTCAAGCACATTATGATGTTAAAGCAGAAAAAGGAAGACTAGTGTTGTTCCCTTCATATCTAAAACACAAGGTAGTTACAAAAAGAATAGACGTAGTAAGGACTACTATTGCATTTAATGTAGGTATTTAGATGGCATACAATATGTGGAGTAATGCTCCTAAGAAACAAGAACAAACACCTAAAACTAATATGGGATGGACTAATCAGCCTAAACCTGAGGACATTCCTTTTTATGATCCTGTTCATAATATTGCACCTAAAGTTGTTGTCGGCTTAGACAGAGACGGTGTTATCAATGTTGACAGGGGTGAATATACTTATCGAGTTGAAGACTTTGAGCCTATACCGGGTAGTTTAGAAGCTATTGCTAAGATTAGACGTTTAGGTCATAAAATTGCAATTATTACTAATCAAGGCGGAATAGCAAAAGGTATCTATACAACAGACGATGTAGAACGTGTACACGATCATATGTTTGATCTATTGGGCAAAGCAGGGTGTTCCAGTATTGATGCATTGTATTACAGTGAGACTAGTCTAAGAGCAGACGGCTTTGCAAAACCTAACACGGGTATGTTTAAGAGGTGTGAAGAAGAAATGCCCTTTATTAAATTTTCCAAAGGATTCTTTGTAGGTGATAAGATATCAGATCTAAAAGCTGCATTTAAAATGGGTGCAAAACCTGTATTAGTACGTACCGGTTATGGCGAAGAGACTATTAAAGAATTAAATAAATTTAGTAATCAAAAGATAAAGAAAAAGACCATCATATTTGACGATCTTGCTCAGTTTGCAGATTATTTAGATCGTTAATCTTCTAAAATTCTAAAGTTAGCACTAATTGATGCTCTTATAGTATCACTTTTATTCCACGTGACATAATGATTTAGCGTACTCGGAAAAAACACAATATCTCCTTCTTGTAAAAACGGATTGTGTCTTGCAGTCCATCTTTCGGGTTCTTCAAATAAATGCATTTGAAACGGAGAAAATGGCTCTGACGCACTATTATAAAAAATAAATTGACCATACATACCGTCATTTTCAGCAGTATTTTCTCCTGCTTGATCTAAAATATACGCACAACTCACTAAATTATTATCGCCGGAATGTGCGTGTACTTCTTGATGTTGTCCTTGATGATATCTATTAGCCCACGCATAAGATTGTATTTTGTCTTTATATTCTTGTTTAAGACCGATTTCTTGCAAGTACGGTCCTAGTCCTGGTTGTATATTTTGGAAAAATAAATTCCAAGGTAATTTACTATTAAGTTCTTCGTGATGCATTGTAGTATCACAGTTACAGTCCCATCTATTAGAAGTATTAAATGCGTTGTCATCATTTAAAAAAGGCAAAAATCCTTGTTTAATTTCTTCGTGATTAGGCATTTTTGTTTTAAAAATTAAACTACCAAAAACTAACTCAAACATTTTCAACCTTTACTAGCTTACCTAATTCTGGCAGGTACAAATATTCAATAGCACTTTTAGCTAATGTTGTAAATGCATCTTCTAGTGTTTCTACTAAAGGATCGCCTCCTAAATTAAAACTAGTGTTGAATACAATAGGACAACCTGTTTTATCTTTGAATGCTTTTATGAGATTGTAGTAATTCGGATTCTGTTCTTGATTTACTGTTTGAATTCTACAAGTTCCGTCTACGTGAATAATAGCAGGAATCTTTTCTTCAACACCTGGTTGACAGTTTACAGCATACATCATTGTAGGTGAATTTTTCATACCACGTAAATCAAACCATTCGTGTACATCTTCTTCTAAAATGCTACCTGCAAATGGGCGGAAGTACTCTCTATGCTTTACACTATTAACAAAGTCTTTACCGTCCGGGTCTGTTGGATCGTATAATATACTTCTATTACCTAATGCTCTAGGTCCATTTTCTGAACGTCCTTGAAATATTGTTACAATGTTTCTACTAGTGATTAGATCAACAATATCTTGATCTGTAGCTTCAGTTACAGTAGCATTAAACTTTTCACACATTTCTGTTACATCTTTGTCACTGATATTGTGTTCAGGTCCGAGATATACAGTTTCTGCCTGTGGATGTATTGTAGTATCTTTAGTAATACTTCTATAAGCCCATAACGCTGCACCCATTGCTGTACCACCGTCATTTGACACTGGCTCTACATAGATACTTAAACCTTCATTTTCTAATTCTTTAAGGTAGTAATAGTTTGCAACACAGTTCAGTCCATATCCGCCACTAATGACTACATTTTTACAGCCACTAATTTCTACAGCATATTTAATTACATCTGCTACTGCTTTTTGAGTTTGCGTTTGTACAGCATATGCCATATCTCTTCTATTTTTCATTAGTGTGGGATCACTGTCGCCTGGTTGATCTCGTAGTTGCTTGTATAAATTTTCGTTTACAATAGAACCATTTGGATACCTTGGTACAAATAAGTTTCTATTACTCAACGGAGTAGGCCACTGTGCTGTGCTATCAAAAATTTCAGGAATCTCAGAATTTTCTTCTCCATATGGAAATAGTCCCATAGTTTTTCCTGCTTCAATTGCGTCCCATCCGCAATATTCGGTTACTGCTTCATAACATTTAACAATACCTGCTCTGTCAGAAAGTGAAGCGCCAAATGTTCCGGTAGTGTTGTTAAAGATATCTGTGTCCGGTGCTTCGTTTGCTACAGTCGGTAACCAATCTTTACAACCTAATGTTTTGTATAATGTTTGAATATTGTCAGGATACGAACACTTATAAATTGTTTCAGTTTCCCACATATACCTAGGGTCACCATCTGCGTCAATTGTAAAACACGTTCCTGCACCGTCAACAATTACTGCAACTGCTTCCTCAAACCCTGATCTATAAAATGCTAAACTGGCGTGCATTTTATGATGCAACATCGCAGTATCAATGACTTGTGGATGCTTATTCCAAGGATGGCCTGTTTCGATAAGACCCATTTTTCTTGCAAGTCCTGTATAGATATCTTCATTGGTATAATCAAGTCTACCAGCAGTTTCGTCAAGTGTTTGAGTATGCGAGACAACCATATAATCTAGTTTGTCTGTGTACTCTAAAATTTTCAATATTGACGCTAACGGTCCGCCATCATACTTGCTACGTGTTAATCTTTCTTCTTCGATTGAAAATACAATTTCACCGTCTTTTAATAAGCATACGCCTGCGTTGTGACCTCTAGCAATACCTGCGATCCATAAACTCATTAATGACCTCCTTGATGAACTACACCGTGTGTTGGGCAAACTTCGCCTTGCGGTTGTTGCATTTCTTGCGGCGGCTTAGGCGCACTTTTTACAGATTTGCCTGTTGTTTCTTTAATTGATTTTACAATATCATTAATGTGTTGTTTACTCATATCCATAGATTTATCGTTTATCCTATCTGGTTCTTCTTCCATACTGGCTCTAATTGGAGCATAAACTCTTTTACCTTCACCGATATCAAATACGGTAATATCTTTATCATTTAGATAAGATGTATTAATTGGAAATGTACTGCCGGTTACAACTGTTGCTTTTGTACCTAATGCTTTTGCTACGTGTTGTCCTACACTATCACATCCTAAGAAATGATCTGCTTCTTTAATTACTCCTGACCAAATACGTAAGTCAGGAATTTGTGGTAAGGCCAACGGGTGCTCGTTTTCGTTTTCTTCGTAAAGATTTAGCGGTAATTCACTCATAACAATAATGCCGTATTCTTGTTTTAGCTGATTTGCAATAGCAAGCATATCATCTACTCTAAAACTTCTTGATGTTTGGTCGATTAAGTTTTGTTCTACTCCTCTACCAAAAGGCTGGATTACAACTACCTTACTAAATCCTGTTACTGATCTGACTTCATCAACAACTGACTTACCTTGTGCAATTTCTGATTTATTAAGACTAATCGTTGGAGTAGGTAAATCTCTAATACCTTTTTTGTTAATTTCGATATCAAATGCTTGTGCAATACTACACTTTTGATTATAATATTCCCAAATACGATACGGTTCTGGACTTACACAGTCTCTATCTTTAATAAACTGTTCAAACAAGCCCTTGTGCCAAGTATCATAAGCACGTTTATGTAGTGTAGGATGTCCTTTATAAAAATCCATACCGCCTTCGCATACAATAATAAAATCATCATCGGGATTTTCTTTCTCGTATAATTCAAATGCAGGGATTGACGTTACCACACGACCGGCTCCGCCGTTGATAAAAAATACTGTAGATCTTTTCATTGTTGTTAGGTACCTTTATGTAATTACGAAAATATTTATAGCACACTATTAATTAGAATTACAAATGTGGTTGCAAAGATGATAAAAGGCAGTGTGTAAACTGCCTTTTATCTTTATTATATTTTTAATATTTAATCGTTGTTAGGATCTTCATTAGGATTGTAGTCATCATAACTTGTAATATCATATTCGATCAATTTTGTTTTTGGATACATAGAATCGATAAAGACTAGGGGAATATCAGTGCCTTCGAATGCCTGTGGCATATCTCGTAGTAGTTGACGATATTTTTCAAGTTCTAAAGTTTTTTCGCCTTCTGGGTCCATAGCCTTAAAAGTCATATATAAAGAGTCTGTGTTTCTTAATAGAATATCTCTTTCTATTCTAATTACTGCCCACGGTGTTGCCTTTCCGATCCAGTCTTCGTTAACCATTTTTACTAATACAATTTTTTTAGCATCAAAATCCCAATAACTGCGCTGATCGCAATACAATTCATCTGGATGAATTGGGTAAGGATATTCAAAATTTTCGTACCCTGGTGGTGATTCAATAATTTTCTGACCAACTTCGTGTTCGTATTCGTCAGCATCCATAAAGTTATTGTGATAGTCACTTAATACTTCTGCTGCCAACGGATCAGACTCACAGTCAAATTTAATCAAAGAAGTGTCTGGATCTGGTTCTAAATCAACATCTTGTAGTTCGTGTTCTCTATATACACGTTCAAACGATCCGTCTTCTTTGTTAGCATAAAAGTATAGGTATTTTGGTCCTATGTAAACTGTGTCTATAGTGTCAGTATCGTCCCAGCCTTCTAAATAGTTGCTGTTGGGACATTCATAGCTGTATTCAACTTTGATCCATTCAGTGCCGTGTTCGTCGGTCAACTCAATTTCGTCAATGTCTACACCTAAGTTTGTTTTTAAATCTATTTTTGCCATATTGTTAACTCCAAGTTACTCTGACCATACCCGGCATACCAGGCGTTCCTCGACAGAAACAAATAAAGTTACCGCACCAAGATTTCATATTACTCATACCACCCATTGCAATAAGTCTAAATCCTCTACAACAACTTGCACATCCACAGTATGTTCTACTGTTGGCCATATAATATG